CATAATGTAAGAGGTAAGAGACAATAATAGTTGACTTTCCACTCTGTCTAGGTAATTTACATATTGTAAACCTATTGTCGTGGAAAGTATCTACCATCTTCCGCTGAAAATCATACATTTGAAAAGGCACAAGACCTTTATCAATCGTAACAATCTTTAAGTAATTTTCTATAAAGTATTTAGGATCTTCTAAACACTTAAGCACTTCTTCAACTTGTTTTTTTGTAAACCTAGAAGGAGTGTGTGCCTTCTTGAGGTTCGGATTTCCGAGATAGGATTTTTGTTCTTCACTCATTTTTAAAATAAACTCTTTATTGATTCAGACAAATCTTTGAAAGATAATCTTTTACCTTTTGCAGCGTCTTTTGCTATTTCAGCTCGAAGTTCATTACCATAATCTGCTTTGTTCATCATTATATACATTTTCTCGCCAAGTAGGTTGCCAGTTTCAAAGTCTGAAGGATAATGAAATCCCGCTTGTACTCTTCCATAACCACATTCATACGCCGCTTTCATTAATTTTTTCTCTAAGTCTGGTCTTTTACCAGCAACATATCTTGCAATTATAACCGATTGAGTTGCATGACCACTAGGATAAGACCTTGTATCATTTGTTTGACTTGGTAATGTATTAAGTCTAGGAAGAACTTCAAATGGTCTTGATCGATTGTAAAGTTTTTTAAAATGCATAATAATCGGAACTGATTCTTTTATAATTTGTGTAAATTCTCCATCATGAAATTCTATATTATTCTGTTCACAAACTTTTCTAATTGCATAGTAAGGTTCTTGATCGTGATTAAGAATAGATTCAACATCTTTTGATGTTCTTTTATTTACAATTTCTTCAACCTTATATGCCTCATCAATGTTATTAGTGGGAGGATCGGGTAAAGTAATTACATCTTGAAGATTTTGTCTAAAGAATATCATTTCTTTCCTTTCAACATTTTTTGTAGTTCGGTTGTTGAACCAACAAATAATGCATTAGTTACATTTTTTGGTCCTGTGTTTGGTACATCTTTTATCTTTTTTAATTTTTCTTGTAAGTCTAAAAGATTTTGTGATACTTCACTTACTGTTTTGATTAGTTGTCCTGCAACTTCATAAGCACGAGGATGTTCTCCTTCTTTTGCTAACGCAAGAATGCCATCAATTGCTTCGTTACCCTTATCAAGTAAATTATAAAGATTTTTTCTACCAGTTTCAAAGTCTATATCTGGATCTTTATTATCTGGTACAACTATATCTTTAATTTTTTCTTTTGGTTTTTCTAATGGCATTACCTCGGCGGTAATACCTAAAACCTCATTCAATGTTTCATCAATCTTACTCATGTTAAAATCCTCTTAATTACTTATCTTCGCCGGTAGCTTCATCATAATTTAAACTATCACTAAAGAAATCTAATGTTTCAGTATATGTATATGTATCATCTTTATCTGCACTTGTTGGGTTCGGTGTGACTGTAACTCTTTCACTTCTTGAAGGCGATTGATCTGCTGTATCAGTATATAAGTCAGCAGATACTTTTTTAATTACAGATGATGTGTTTATTGGTCCATATAAGTAAACTTTTGCAGTAAATGTCATAGTGTATATTATTCTTCTATTAGATGTTAAAGAACCTGTATAACTATCTTCATAATCAACACTATCTAAAATAATAGGTATATCTCTTTTTTGTCCCATAGTGGCATCTTCAATCATAGTGACAGTATAGTCAGGTTGAAAGTAAGGAAGTATTTGTTCTATGATTTGTAAACCATCGTCTGAATTAGACACATAGGCGTTCAAAGTAAACTTTATATCATAAGGTACAGGCATATACTGTGTGTTTAGTTTTGTCGTGTCTGCGTTTGTTGTCACTACAGCAATTTTTTGATTCTTATTTAGCTTTCTAGAAGGGTCGTAACTATATCCAGTAATTTCAAATGACATTCGAGGTAGAGTGATTGCCACAGATGAATCATCACCTGTTAAGTCCGCTTGTGCGTCTAATCTTGCTAAAAACTTTTCTTTAGGTGCATATGATAAAGGTATCTTAATATTCTGTAAAGGATTCCCGCTAGAATCCAATCTCTTAATATTCACATTATTGAATATTGTACCAAACGCAATAACAGTATTACGAATCTTTTTATGATAAAAATGTTCTCCAAACATTAGTATTCGTCAACCTCTCCAAAAGGATTTCTTTCGCTGAAATCTAATATATCATCAGCAGTAGAAGATGTATTTGTGCCAGCAGCTGTTTCAAATATTTGTCCTTGATCTCCTGTTGATTGTGTTGCCATTGTAAAGTCCTCATTGATAATATAATCTATTGCACCAATACTACTTTCTAATACAACTGAACCTACTTCGTTTTCTAAAGTAAATTGGAAGTTCATTGTGTCAGTAGATAATGAATCTTCAACACTATCAATAGTAGCAATACCTGTATCAACTCTTTCTGAACTGTACTCCCATTTAGTACAGGATAACTTGTAAGTAGGTAAAGCACTTTGTTGATAGAAAGGTTGTTCGTGTTCTACAAACTGTATTTCAAAGAATGCTTTTGTTGTAGGGAAATAAACTAAATCACCTTCTTGTGGTCTTTCAGCAACTAAGTCAGAGTTATTACCTACTAAAGATTCCCATCTTAATTTAGAAACAGTAAATGTAATATCATCTCTTAATTCTAAACCAAACTTTTTAATAATCTCTTGCTCACCCATATATCCATCAGTATTGTCCACATACATTTCAATAATGTATGAATCATCAAACGAGCTTGCAGGATCTTCACCAAAGATTGTATCTCTGTTGGCAATTTTTCTCGGCAAATAATAGACATCTTGGCCATAAATCTTAAGCTGTTCTATCAGCAAATCCTCATAGAGGTTCTGTTCTGAAGTTGTGCCAGTTGAAAAATATGGATTTATTGGCATTTATTTTTTATCCTTGTTGAAAGTGTGCAGGTTCTTCATAATTACTTCTTATTTCTTCTTCAAGTCTTTGTTGTTCAGCAATTGCCGTAGAAAATAACTCAGGCCCATTAAGTGTAACTCCACCTAACATTGCTGTACCATTAAACTTGGAAAGATTTTGTCCCCATTGTCTTTTAATTAATGCTGTTGTATATCTTTTTAAATAGATATCGTCATACATATCTGTGTATGTTGCAGGGTCTAACCTACGATAAACTTCCATAATCATATATTCACCTGCTGTTATATCAGTTGCCCAATCTTGGTCAATGTATAATCGATTTGAAAGATGATTAAATCTCATTGGTTTCTCACCAACTAAAACATGATCTAAAAAATCTAAATGTTGCATTGTCATTTGATAGTGAACAATACTGGTAGATGAAAAATCGTATAAATCATTTAATCTTAATTGATATCTAACATCAAACATATTTAAGTTTGCTCTATCAGATAAAGGAAATATGTTTACAACAGAAATAACTGTGGACGGAACTATAAGAAAATTGTTACCTTGTTTCCATGCAGTAGTAACTGAATTTGATGTTACAGATTCTGAACTATCAGTTGTCATTCTAGTGACATCAGCTGCTGTTACTTGATATTTTAAGTACATTCTTTCAACACCATCTGTGTGATATTGACAAAAATACTGTACTGCTTCATCTATTCTATCATCAACCTGGTCATCATCAACATTTATGTCGATTACAGGTTTACCCAATGCTCTTAAACAGTATTCTTTTAATGTTGCTTTTGTGTTTGGTACTGCCATATTGTTTCCTTATAATACTATTTATACTTATCCTAATGCAACTGCTTGTGCGATTGCAAAGGCTTTTGATGATTTTGTGTTTGCGAGTGTTGTATTAGCATCTATTTGTGTTTGAATTGAACTAGTTACACCATCTAGATATCCTATTTCAGTTGATGTGACAGCACTTATAGAAACATCACCATTGCTGTCAGACACTAAAGCTCTAGAAACTGTTAAATTTTCCATCTTACTAAATGAAATTGCAGCTGCTGCCTTAATATCAGCATTTACAATATTTGTAATTGTATTGTTATCAGAATCAATAGACTTGTTTGTTAGTGTATCTGATGTATCTTGTAAAACAATAGTACCAGTTGCGTTTGGTAAAGATATCGTTCTATCTGCTGTTGGGTCAATTGTTGTTAAGTTTGTTTCATATGCGTCAGCAGTTGCACCTTCAAACTTAAATGAATTTTGTATTTCAATTGTTGTCGAATCAATTGTCGTTGTTGTGCCTTCTACTGTTAGGTTACCTGTAACTGTTATGTTATTACTACCATCTGCTGTAAGTCCAGTAATTAAAGAACTATTAGGATCAATAAAGTCCATTCTTTCAGTAGAAGCATTATACTTTAATATATAACCATTTGCCTTCGTGGATATATTAACATCATCCATATCCAATATATTAACACTACCACCGCCGCCGATAGTTGACATTTGTATAGATGTAATATTTTTAAAGTTTAAAAATTCTCTAGTGAGTTTTTCTAAAGTATCAATAGACCTTAAACCAGTCATCTTGTCTTTCTCTAACTCATTAGCAACTTTCATCTCACTAATATGAGATTGAACTTTGTTTATGATATCAGGGTCAGATTCTATTTGTTTTGGAGATAAGAAAGTGTGTAGAGCTGCATGACCTAGTTGGCCATACTTTTCTGCAACAACTTTTCTTGCTTCTTCATCAATAAATGTTTCCTCTTTCTTTAGAGGTTTAATATATTTTGCTTCTATTTGTTCTTTTGTTTTTGTTAAATCTAATTTTTCTGGTTTTTTAAGTATAACCTGTTTAACTTCTTCAACAACAGGTTTTACTTTTTCTGGTTCTTTTAAAAGTTTTTTCTTTTTCTTACCATCTGTTGCGGCCATTAGGTCTTCAAACAAACTCTCTAGACCTTTTATCTTTTTTTCTTCTTCTTCAATATTTCTTTCTACAACTTCTTTTTCTCTATCAACATTTTCTAAAAAATTCTCAAAGTTTTTTTCAAACTGCCATTCATTTAACTGTTTGTCAGGATCAATTGATAAATCTATTTTCTTTTCTAAATTACCCTCTAGTCTTGATTCTTGCAATTGTGCAATTCTTTTTTCAATATCTAAATCAATATCAATTTCTACTTGTCCTATCGGTTCATTAATACCATTAATAACACCCACAGGCGTTTCAGTTAGAATACCTGATAAAAAATCAGTTCCTTTTTCAATATCAATATATCTTTGAGTTGAATTATTAACCATACACTATCGAGTTACACTTGGCGTTACGGTAGCTCTTCCTTCAATTCTTCGAGTGATTAGTCCATCACTATTGGTTGTTGTTAAATCCCATACATATCGACCTTCAGTAAGTCCTGAAGTTACAGTATCAGTTAATGCGATTGTGCAGGTACCATCAGTTGCACTTACGGCTGCTGTAGTAAATGATGTGGCACTAGATGATAAATGAGTTTTTCTCAATTTACTAGTGATTGTTTGTCCTGTTAAATCTACTACTGTTCCAGTTGAATCTTTGATTGTTACTGTTTGTGTAAAATCAGCATCTTGGTCAATAGTAATATTTTGTATTGTTGCCATTATTCATTCCTATCCTATTGTATTACTATTTATAATACTATTTATAATATAGAGACCTGTGTATTATGCAGATTTAATTACTGTTTAAATTCTGATGGCAATCCTAACATTGGTCTTTTATCATTAAGATTAGTTTGTTTAAAAGTACCATTTTTATCATTGTAATGTAAAAATACTTGTCCACAGTCATATCCTTCAAAAGGATCTCTCCAATGCTCTAATAAAGTTCCACGGTAAATCAACATATCTCCTGGCTGTAAATGTATCGTTACTCCTTCTTTTTCAGTTTCACCCGAAGGTTCAAGTTTAATAGGCCACGAATCACCACCTAAGTTAAGAGTACAGGATATCTCACAGGAAGGTCTATCTTTATGTCGGTGTAAAATATCACCATACTTATATATACGAGCATAGGTATAACAAGGAACTAATTCAAGTTGAGTTACTTGTTGCATAACGGGCATCACTCTTACCATTAAGGTCTCCATTGCTAAATCAGCATAATGTGAATAAGTGCCTGGTATTTGTTCATCTTCCCATGTTCCCCATGTTTCATCAAAAGGAGATATATATCTTTCTTGTTTTAAAAAACTTGCTACTGCTCTTTTATTTTGAAAATAAGCATAAACAAATGAAGCTAACTCTGATGAAATAGATTTTTGAATAACACAGTAATTATTATCTTTAAAAAAATTATCTGTATTAGTTTTTTCTTTTTTCTTTTGTCTTGGCATTATTATACTCCTTTAAATGAATTGGGTATGGCTTGTATATTAAAATGAATAAAACGAAAGGGATCTCCTTTTTGTACAACATATTCATGAGGCACAAAAGCAGGAGCGATAATTAAAGTACCGGGTATCGGTTTCCAATTAACTGCTTCGTTAGCATAAGTAATTTTATTTGAATCTTTTTCTGGCAACTTTAACATTGCTGCAGCGGGCCGTGGATCGTGAAACACAGGATAAGAAGATTTATTTGAACACTTTAAATAATAAAAACCTGAAACATGATTATTAGAATGAACATGAGTATTATGATTTCCACCACCTGTTTTAGGAAATTCTTGTACCCAACATTCGGTAAAAACACAAGTGTGTTGAGATAAATCAAACCCCATAAAATCTAAAAATTCTACTGATTTTTGCCCTATGTGTTCAATAAAAAATTTGAGATTAGGATCCGTGGCTATCGGTCCACTGTGATGAACAATAGCAAAATCATTTTTTTGTTTCTTGATTTTATCTGCGTTTCTCTTTTTTGCATCTTTAATATGAGGATCACAGACTTTGTTTATCTCTTTAAGCCATTCTGGTTTATGTTCTACCCAAATAGGTGTTTTAAAATATTCTTGTAATATCATTTAAAAGGCCATCCTATATTCCAAATCACTAATGAATATCGAGTTCCTCTTGTAACAGGAGCAACTCGATGCCAAACAAAAGAAGGGAATACAATAATGGATCCTTTGGTTCTTGCTTCTTTGGAAGTAATAACATTGGAAACACTATCTCCTCTGTTCCTTAAATCAAATTCTAAATCTCCACCATCATACTCATTATCATCAGCTAGAGACACAGTTACTGATAATTTTCTAGTCATACCATGATCGTTGCTTCTTGGTCGATCGTAGGGTTTATTCCAAGAATCTTGATGCCAAGTATAGTGTTGCTGTTCACGATAAATTGTAAATTGACAACTTTCTGATCTTTCCCATTCAAAATTCCAACCTGCCTCTTGATTAGCTTTTTTCAC